CTATATACAGATGAACATGAAATGAAATTGAAGAAATTAGAATATTTTAAAAGCACATGTGAAATGATATATGAAATGGATTCTTACGAATTTTTGACTAGAGAATATGATAGACCTCCGCATATTAAGTTTATCAATGATAAAAAGAAAAAAAGAACCGAAGATTTATGGAGAGATGCAAATACGCCAGATAATTTAAAAAAAAATAGACGCGAACCTCAACCGCCAAATTTAGTTAATTTGCATGTAGATAATTCTAATGAATTAGAAACAACCTTTCCCGAACAAGAACCTGAACAAGAACCCGAAGCAGAAGTAGAACCTGAACCAGAGACGAACGCCGTCGCTTGGAGGTGATATGACTAAAAAAATCTTATACATATTTAATATTCAATGATCATTAATCATTAATCATCATCATCTGATGAATGCGCGTATGCGCAATAACAGCACACATCTGTTTGAGTATTTGGAAAATTAGTATATGATGAATATTCATTACATATTTCACATTTTATAATATATAATTCATTTAAATGAATCTCAGACTTAGTAGCGTACCATTGATATCCACTTTCTGATTCAATATTTCCTGTAATTATTGTATTGATTATATTATTAATAATTATATTACTGAGTCCATCAGTGTTTATTAAATTGCCCCACCAATATTCGTCCACATATAGCAATGACACAAATTTTTCTAATATATTTTTAATTCTGAATTCACACCACTCGTGTGATACATTTAATAAATTAGATTTCAATATATCAATATAATCATTTTCGTGATCAAATAAATATCTGAAATCTAATTCTTCCTCGTCATTATCAACAGATTTCACCATTATATTATAAAGTTGTTCTCTTATTTCTTCTTCAATTAGTGTATATTTTGATATTTCATTTTGAGATATGACAGTCTTTTCGAATAATGGTCGACCACAATTATTATATTCAAATAGTTTTATCTTCTTTTTAAGTTCTTCATTTTCTTTTTGTGATTCAGATAATTCATCATTCATATTTTCTATCATTCGCATGACATGTGGTTCCGTATTATAATAATCACTCATTTGTGGTTCCATATTTAATTAATTATTTAATAAATATTTAATTATTTCAAATTCTAATTATTTTTATTTATTTTTAAATTCAAATTTAATTTTAATTTTCGTCGGAACTATATGAACTATCTGAATCATAATCAGAATCAGATAAAAATTCCTCAACATCACGCATTTTATAATAATCTATTTGGTCTTGTAAATCTTTTTGAATGGCGCGGTGTTCTTCCTTCAACATATTAATAGTTTTATTATATTTTTCTTCATTTTCTTTTATTTCTTTATAGTGTCGTTCTAACAAATCTGGCAGAAGATTAAATAGTTGTTCACCACCATTTACAGATTTCAATAATTCAAGGGTTTGTTGGAATTTTTCTTCAGTTATTTTAACAAGTCCTTTATAATATAATATGCTTTCCATATTTATTTATATTTATAAAATAATATTTAAATAATAAAAAAAAAAGGAATATATATATTATAAATATTATTATAGATTATCTAGATTAGAATACAAATATGCTAGTTCTATATCAATATTTTCAATAGTTTTATTACTAGTTGTAATAATATTGACAAGATCTTCTTTTAACAGAGTATAATGTTTAATTTTTTTAAGGATGCAGAGTTCTTCTTGTGCCTTTGCAAGAAGAGTTTTATTTTTATTACAGATATAATGATCTTTGTTAAGTTTTACGAGGACATGTGCTGCTTCCAGTTCTTCGTTAGTATTGTCATTATTCTTCATAGAACGCGTTTGGACCATATCTTATTATAAAAAAAATTTATTAATAATTTCAAATTTAAACTAAATAGACTCAATCATATTCCCGTCGATCAATCGCACGTCTAAGCATAGTCCAATATGAATATGTATCTGAATAATCTGAATCTGAGTCAGATGTATCTGAATAATCTGAATCTGAGTCAGATGTATCTGAATAATCTGATTGATTTGAGTGAAAGATTCTATTAGCAGGAACCAATCCATCATAATCGAGTCTCCAAGAAGTTGGACGAGATGTCCACCCTGTTGTTTGTCTGATAATGCGATTAGTATTTTGATGAAATGGAGCATATGTAGAAGATTTCCTAAAATAGTTGCGTCGTTGTTTAATGCTCATCCTATCTGCTGGGTTTATAGATGGGGATATGTATAGATTTACCTCTGCCATAGTAGAGTGGACGAGAAGGGCAATATCCCGAGCGACAGGATTTTTAATTGGATGGGAACGACACATAGGACATTTATCATTACCTGTTTCGTTGCAACGAAATTTACATTCTCCACACATAAAATGAGTAGTTTTCCCGCAATTAATAGAATTATCTGAAGTATTATCTACTTGTCCAAAGCAAATACAACACTCCACTTGTGATGATTTCTTCCTCTTATAGTTGGTTTTTGTCTTTTTCCTATAGTTTTCTTTTTCTTTTTTCTTCTTTCTTTGAGAAGTTTTTTTATTAATATCACGTTGTTTATATTTGGGGTCGCTATAAACCATGTTTAATGAATTAATTGATTTATATAATTGATAATTTAGAAATCAAATTTATAAATTATTAAGATGGAAAAAAAAATAATGGGGAATATAAATAATATTATAATATTAGTAATCTTTTAAATCAAAATCGTATGTAGATTTTAACCATCTTCTCAAAGGATGATAACAACTCATACCACTATGTACAATAATTTCTCCACCATTTTTTTTAATACTATATTTATTTTTATTACTTTTAAGAGGCACACATATGAATCCGTTTTTCTTGAGTGTGGCAATTACACCATTTACAAATTTGCGGTTAAAATGCTTAGACATAATAATAAAAAAAGTTAGAAATATTAATTCAAATTTATTTATTTTTTTTATTTAGAGTTTTCTACAATGGACATAATAATATTCTTGGCGATGGCGGGTTGGATAATATCATCGTAGAATTTCTTATTGAATTCTTGTTGTTCAAGTGCCTCTTCTCGTTTGTTCTTTTCAAGAAGATTATTCTTGGCATTAATTTTAGCATTTTCCTTAAAAGATAGGTCAAGAAATTCATTATCAGACATATTCTTTAATTTAGTAGATTCTTGTTTCTTGGCGGCAGCAACTCCCGCATTATGCACGGAAACTTTTGCCTTAAGCATGTCCCTATAGAGTTCCTTGTATCGTTCATTACGAACCCCTGGGTTCTTAGTCTCAAACATACGGAGTTTTTTAGTTGTCATGCGAATAGATCTGTAAGTCATTGCAATTAGGTATTTATTTGTTGTGAATTCTTTAAGGAATTTCTTTGATTAATTGATTGAATTTTAAAAGTGTCCATTTCAAATTTATTTTAAAAGAATGAGACACTTTAAGGATTGACTGTTATATTTATATCATTATTATCAATCGATTCTGGGTCCTCATTAAATGTAACAATTTTTTTTAATTCTATATTTTTAAGAATTTTGGGTTTATCTTCTATTAGATCTTCATCAAATACATTAAATGAAGAAAATTCAGTTATATATCCTGATAATGCTTTTTCACCTTTGAGTGATGAATATGATATAGATAATGAATTATATATTTTCAATAATATTAAGGCGACATATGAAGTATAACTGGTAACTGCTTGTATTCCTACATAATTGTCATAAATAATGATTGATGATAATATTAAATTTATCATATATACAAAACTCGTGACAGATGTCATTTTAAAATATCTATTATTTTGTTTATATAATTCCAGTTTTAGTTCAGGTTTTTCATTTATAATATCATCTAAATGATTATCGGGAAAATCATGATTAATATCAAAATACTTAACACACCAATTTTCTCTCTGTAATTCAATGACATAAGTTATTAAAAATAAACCTACACATAAAAAGTTAAATCCTAATGTAATATTGTGAAACATATCATCTGTTTTATGTAAATTATCTGATACAGAACAAATAGATGTTTCATATTCATTAATGTCATAACTACTGGAACTATCGAATAATTCTTCACATTTTTGAGGAACAAATAAGATTAATAAACTGCCCATTATTACTTTATAACTTTGAAATATCCATAATCCGCCTATTTTTAAACGTTCTTTCATATCATTACTTACTTTCATTTTATATTATATAAATATTTTTAAAATTTGATTTAAAAATAAGTTAATAAATATAATTAAATAATATGTCAAATATCTTTGTCCCTCATGAATTTTACTGCCCAATCACAGGAGACCTTATGAAAGATCCAGTATCTGAACCGGACGGTCATACTTATGAACGCGACGCAATTATGAAATGGTTATATAAGAGTAATACATCACCTATGACTAGGAACACTTTACTCGAAAGTGATTTAAAACTCAATATTTCTATGAAGAAAAGTATTGATTCTATTAAGGATAAATTATCTGAAGATCAACTTAAGATTAATTCACAAATTATGGATTTAGAACTTAAAGAATTTAATGATGTATTAAATGATATAAGTATGAAAGCATCTGTTCGTAATAATGTATTATTTGTCAAAACTGATGTGCCTAATGTAGAACAAAGACCTCCTGTAGATATTGTTTTATGTATTGACATATCTGGGTCTATGGGATCCGATGCACCTTTGAAAGGAAATGATGGTAAATCAACTAGTTATGGTATTTCTGTATTATCTTTAACTGTTGCTGCCGCGAAGACAATTCTTAAAACTCTTAATGATAAGGATAATATTTCTATTGTAACATATTCAAGTGTTGCCGAGGAATTATTTATTGATATGGAGTGTACTAATGAAAATAAGAAAAATATTGAATTAGGATTGGATAACTTAAAACCAACGAATACTACGAATATTTGGGATGGTCTCAAAACATCTTTAGATATTTTACGATTAAATTCTCCCCCCAATAAGTTAAAGGTAATTAAATTACTCACGGATGGTGTGCCAAATATCGAACCAAATAGAGGTCATGAATATATGTTAGAAAAATATTTTGAAAATAATAACTTTAAATGTATGATAAATTGTTATGGTTTTGGATATAATCTTAAATCTGAATTATTGGACAATCTTTCTCGTATTTCTGGTGGAGATGGATATTCATTTATTCCAGATTCATCTCTATTAGGAAACATCTTTATTCATGGAGTAAGTAATTTCTTCACTACATCTGTAACTGATGTTCCTGTAAATATTGTTTATAAAGATAATACTGTGGATAAGGTTAATATTAATTCACTAAAGTATGGACAGAGTAAAAATATTGTAATGGAAGTTTCTAAGGAAGTGTTATATGTAGAAATGGATATAAAAGGAAATATTATTAAATCAGATTTACATGATATGTTGGATGATTATTATTATGAACAACTTTATAGATATAAGGTATATAATATGATTGAAGCATTAATTACAATGAAAAAGTTCAATGATCCTGGATTTAAAAATAGTTTGGATAATTTGATTCTTGAAATCTCATTTAATAATGATGTGAAAGATAATGAATATATTAATAATATATTATTTGATTTGGATGGTCAAGTTAAGGAATCATTAAATATGACTACGATTGGTGAAAAAGAAGATTGGTTTAGTAAATGGGGTATTCATTACCTTCGTTCTCTTAAAGTAGCATATGAGAATGAAATTTGTAATAATTTCAAGGATAAGGGTGTTAGTAATTTTACTGGTCAATTATTTGAGAAACTGCGTGATGAAGTATCAGATATCTTTGATAATATGGAACCACCAAAAAAAGGCACTGTAAATACTCACTATAGAGGCGGACCAGTGATTGCTCCACTTCATTCTATGCATTCATATAGGGATAATGGTGGAGGATGTTGTGCACCTGGAAGTATGGTAAGAATGGATGATGGAACACTCAAACCTGTAGAAGATTTAAAGAAAGGTGATGAAGTAGTAACTATTATTTCAAAGAATGGTATTGATTATATTGATTCAGGAATTATTGAATGTGTCGTTGTTACAGAATGTTCAGGTGGATATCAAAGTATGGTAAGTTTAAATGGTATCACAGGAAAAAAGTTAAATATTACACCCTATCATCCAGTAATTATACCTGGAAAAAAAGAATGGATTTACCCTAATAGTGTTAAAGGTAGTGAAATAATTAAATGTTCTGAAATGTATACATTTGTATTAAGTAATCGTGAGTCAATTATTGTTGAAGATTATGTATTCGCAACATATGGTCATGGATTGAGTGATAATTCAGTTATTCAACATGATTTCTTTGGTACAGATTTAGTAGTAAATAATCTGAAGGATTTTAATAGTTATAATTCTGGAATTGTTTATCTGACAGATAGTATGTTTATTAGAAATAATGATAGAAATGTATGTAAAATAGGGATTTCTTGGAAATATAATGACTTTTCAAATATGTTATATAATTCTAAAATTTAGTATGTGTAGATCTAAAATATAATATTATATAATTTATATGTTATCACAAACATTATTAGATTCTGAAGATGATATAGATTATTTAAAATATTGGGAAAAAACAATAATGTATAAATTTTTTAAGAAAAAATGTCCATCTGAAAGGTGGTGTAGACAATTAAGAAGAATATTAGATAGTGATAATAAGAACAAGTAGTTTATTTTTTTAAAATATATTATAATAATATATTATATAGTAATGGTTGGTGGATTATTACAATTAAAAGAAAAAGGTGCCCAAGATTTATATTTAACTGGACAACCACAGATTACGTTTTTCAAAACTGTATACAGGAGATACACAAATTTTTCTATAGAATCGATAGAACAATTATTTGACAATTTACCTAAACCGGGATCGACTTGTAGGGTAAATGTAGACAGGAGGGGTGATTTAATTCATAAAATTTACTTAGAACAAGAAATACCAACTGGAGTGGACCTCAATGATACTCTTACCAATTATGGTTATAATTTCATAAAAAAAGTGGATTTATCGATTGGTAATAAATTAATAGATTCCCATACTAGCAATTGGTTAGAAACTTATGCTGAATTAACGCAACCTAATGAATTTGGTTCTTTTGCGTCGGCTTCGAATGCATTATTTATGAATTCTGTCAGTGCTCCACAAAGCCCGTTATGCTATGCAACAAGATTTCAATCGATGTGCATGGCTGGTGGTGTGAAGGATTTTCCAGATGGATATTTCATCCCGGCGAAGGGTAGCACCACAAATCCAGAGTCTTATTTAGAAAATAATGAACATCATATAATTTATACACCATTACAATTTTGGTTCTGTAGAAATATAGGTTTAGCACTTCCCTTAATTGCATTACAATATAATGAAGTGAGTATAGATATCTCTTTTGCCACTTTTCTAACTGAAAGTATAGTGCCAAAAATGTATATAGATCATATATATTTAGATACAGATGAAAGAAGAAGGTTTTCTCAAATATCGCATGAATATTTAATAGAACAAGTACAAGTTGCCGGAAATGATAATAAATCAGGAAGTCCTAATTTACTTAATTTAAGTCATCCTGTTAAAGAATTAATATGGGTATCTGGACCCGGGACGAGTGCAGACTACGGAGATAAACCGTTAAAAGGAAAATGGGAATTACAAATTAATGGTCATAATAGATTTACAGAAAGAGATACAACATATTTTACAAAACAACAAGTTAATGATTATCATTCGGGATATGGAGGCGTAACTACTAAAAACTCGATTGCCGTATATTCATTTGCATTAAATCCTGAAGATCATCAACCCAGTGGCACGATGAATTTTTCAGTAGTTAAAAATGTTTATTTAATAAATAATTTGTATAATGAACAAGAAACGGACGCGCGTGACATATATACTCTTTATGCTGTAAATTATAATGTATTAAGAATAGTTTCAGGCACGGCAGGTTTGGGTTATGTGTAAATTTGATTATTTATATATAGGTTTTAAAAAAATGTCTTTAAAATTAATATTAGGATGTATGTATTCTGGTAAAACCACCGAAATTTTGAGAATAGTTAATTCATTAAAACATATTAATGAAACACCTATTATTATTAAACCGAAAATAGATAATAGATATTCTTCTAATAAAATATCTACACATAATAAACAAGAATATGAGTGTCTAACATTAAATAATTTGAGTGAATTTAAAAATACTTTTAATGTAAAATATATTATAATAGAAGAATCTCAATTCTTTGATGATTTATATTTATTTGTCATAGATCAAGTGGAATTAAGAAGGAAACACGTTATAGTTGTTGGATTAGATGGTGATTCGAATAGAGTAAATTTCGGAGAAATACATAAACTTATACCATTATGTGATGATATAATAAAATTAAAGGCATATTGTTCAATATGTAAAAATGGAACTTTAGGTATATTTTCAAAAAGAATATCAGATTCAAAAGATAAAGTATTAGTTGGTTCTGAAGGAGATTATATAGCAGTATGTAGAAAATGCTATTTAATATAATTATATAAAGTTCAATATCTTTTTTTTTATCTATATTATATTATAAAATAAATGGGAGGAGGATTAATGCAACTTGTCGCATATGGTGCCCAAGATATATATTTAACGGGAAACCCACAAATGACTTTCTTTAAAACAGTATATAGACGCCACACAAACTTTTCTATGGAGCATATTAAACAAAGTTTCAAGGGGACTGTTGGTGCCGGCCATAGAGTTGTTGCCACATTAGCAAGAAATGGTGATTTAGTTCATGATTGTTTTATTAAGGTGCCTTCCTACATAAATGCAGGTACCAGCGATAACAATCCAGGACATAATATGATAGATAATATAGAATGTGAAATTGGTGGTCAATTAATTGATAAACACTTTGGTCACTGGATGGAAGCACACGCTCAATTGACTGAAGTCGGTCTGGGGACGGCGCGTGCTGATAAAATATGCTTTGGGGTATCCGGCGAGGAGGAGGCAACTGCATATTCATCCTTCCAAAGAGTAGCATTTGCAGGGGGTGTGATGGGTAACAGTGATACCCTCCCTGATCATTATGTACCATTGAGATTTTGGTTCTGTCGCCATGTTGGTTTAGCATTACCATTAATTGCTCTTCAATATCATGAAGTTAATATTAATATAAAATTTGCGAAGGGGGGGGTATGGTTGTCGACCACCCCATCCACGCCTCCTAGTCCTGAATTATGGTGTAATTATATTTATTTAGATACAGATGAAAGACGTAGATTTGCTCAAGTATCTCATGAATACTTAATTGAACAGGTACAAGTAAATAATTTTACTATGACGCGCGGCGCCGCCAATACATTAAAATTAAATTTTAATCACCCTGTTAAAGAATTAGTATGGGTGATCATCGACGCCGACCCGGATCAGGGATGGGGTAACACAGGTATTGACTCGGGGCAGTTCGAGGCGCTGAGCACGGGGGCGGCGGGTTCAGATAAATGGCAACTTAAATTAAATGGACATGATAGATTTGGAAAACAATCTATTACTTATTTTACAAGGTATCAACCCTTAAAATATCATACATCTTCGTCAAAAGGTCCTATATTAGACTCTATAGCTGTCTATTCATTTGCTCTTAAACCTGAAGAACATCAACCATCAGGGACGTGTAATTTTTCTAGAATTGATAATGCACAATTAATTTGTGATAGTTATACACAGTCGAATTCCACCCATACTAATTTATTTATCTACGCAGTAAACTACAATGTCCTCAGAATCATGTCTGGTATGGGTGGTTTAGCATACAGTAATTAAGTTTTTAAATAAATAAATTTACTAATTAAATTTTTATTATAATTCTTTTATTAAATTAATTTTTTATATTTTATAGAAAAAAAAATCTATATTATATTATAAAAACTTATGAAAACGGAACAAATCATTATTCTTGTTGTGGCATTTTTTCTAGGGATGTTATTGTTAAATATGGTTAAGAATGTTTGTGGGTGTGAAGTTGAAGGATTTATAGAGGATAACTCGAACGCAAACAGTCTCTATCAAATCGCAGTACCAGAAGGTACTCTAACGCCCGATCAGAACGATATTAGCAATAATTTAATATATTGTAATCAATACCTAAATAGCGAACTCGTCAATTGTCCATATTGGAATCGGAATGTAGCATATCCTTCAAGTGGATGCCTGCCTGAAAACATTGTCAATAATTGCTCAGAAGAGATTGCCGCGCTGATGGCAACTGATGATGGTCTCCAGGAATGTGGTGGCATGCTGTCACTTGGTGACTTTCAAAGAAATGTTGGAATTTTAGGTAAAGTAGAAACATCCTCATGTGGTGGTCCACCCGTAGAGGGATGTACTGATTCAACTGCTTGTAACTATAATGCTGACGCAACTCACCATGATGGAAGTTGTCAAACTTTTGATGAATGTGGTGAGTGTGGTGGTGGTGGTATTCATGATGGTTCTTGTGATTGTGCTGGTAATAAATTAGATGATTGTGGTGTGTGTGGCGGTGGTGGTATTTCTGATGGTTCTTGTGATTGTGATGGTAATGTTTTAGATGATTGTGGTGTGTGTGGTGGTAATGGTATTCTAGACGGTACATGTGATTGTGATGGTAATGTTTTAGATGATTGTGGTGTGTGTGGCGGTGGTGGTATTCCTGATGGTTCTTGTGATTGTGCTGGTAATAAATTAGATGATTGTAGTGTGTGTGGTGGGGATAATACCTCTTGTGCTGGTTGTGATAAGGTACCAAATTCAGGTATCGTGGAAGACGTTTGTGGTGTGTGTGGTGGTAATGGTTCCACTTGTCTTGGTTGTACTGATTCACGTGCTTGTAACTATAATGCTGCCGCAACTGTAGATAATGATTCGTGTCTGAGTGCAGATTGTGCTAATGTATGTGGTGGGAGTACCGTGGAAGACGTTTGTGGTGTGTGTGGTGGTGTTCAAGTTGGCGGCAACCCATGTCTAAACGAAGCAATTTGTATCCCCGGTTCGATCCCCGGTTCGAGCGCCGGGTATTCATGTGAATGTATTGAACCATACTTCGGTTCCAATTGTTCACGGTTGCCCCAGGCGATATTAGACATCATCAACGCCCCTCCTGGTGCCGGTTGTGATGGGGATCCGAACAGCGGGGCAAAATGGGATGATTGTGGTGTGTGTATTGGGAGGGATGGTAATCCAGTTGCTCGCCCCATTTTTCTAGCCCCGTCCCCATGTCAATATGGAAAAACTTGTATCGCCGATTCGAGCGGGGTGGGGTATACCTGCATATGATCGGACCAAGCATCGACGTGTTTTGGAACCGACTTTCCGGATTACAAACTCGCGTGTGGGCATATGTGCCCCGTTAATCTGCAGTGGGACGGCAATTCAAAACTGATCAGTGATCCGGGTCAGTTAATGCCCCTCGAGGTGACATTGGAAGAGGCACTGGGTAGGTGTTCGGGTGATCCGGCCTGCGCGGATGTGACTGGACACGTCGCAGGCGATGGACAGGGAATCATCGGTGGGTACTGGTAAAATACTTACAACAGGGGCATGGACGACATACCGGCGTTTCCCGGGGTAGTATCGTCATGGGACCGACCTGGGTGTTACATTAAGAAGACGAGGTGAATCGACCGTAAAAAATATAGATAACAAAGATCGTCTAAATTATCATTCTACACAAAGGACACGACTTATTAAAAAAAAAAATATATAAAAAAATCTATATTATATTATAAAATATATGAAAACTGAACAAATCATGGGATTGCACCGATGGTTACACAGGTCGTACTAAGTATATCCCTTGTGTAAAATATCTGTTCTACACAAAGGACATGTCTTATTATTATTATTATTATTTATCCATATTCCTAAACAATCTTTATGAAATATATGAGTACAATTTAATTTTTTTAATATATCTTCATTTTTAAATTCTTCTAAACATATAGAACAATTATTTTCTGGTAATTCATCACATACAATTAATGTATTTAAATTATCTATATTAATAGGTGTTATAATTTCATTTATTCTATTATTCTGTTTAAATTTATTATAACATTTAAATCCATATACACATCCTAAACTAAATAATGTTAATCCGAAGAGTTTCCAATATGTTAGTATATTATTATAAATTACTATATTAGTATTATTATTACTATTATTATGATAAATTATGAGATCATCTTTAGGTATATTATATAGTTGTAATTCATTATCTGTATTATTATATATTATATTATCTATATATCTCATATTTTATATTAATAATTTATATATAAATTAAAATCCATTATATTTAATAATTAAACCTTTAATATTATTATATATTTCTTTTAATACTTTTCTTAATAATAAATATTTATCTTTATTAATATTGTTATAAATATTGATTATAACTTCATATAATTCATAAATAATTTCTAAATTTTCTAAAATATTATTTTCAATTTTATTAAATTTGTATTCGTTGTTGATAGATTTACATTCAATTAAATTATATAATTTAGATAAAATATAATATTCATTATCTATTTTATTTCTGAATAAATGACATTCGATATCTTCTAATTCTTCTACAAAATTGTTTGAATTAATATATTTTCTTAAATACCATAATAATTTGGGATTATCTAAAGTAGTTTCACATTCAATGACTTGCCTAGTATCATTAATAAAGTATTCATATATTTTATCTAAGTTTTCTTTTTTTATAGATGTATTTAATTTAGTTATAATATTATATGTTTTATTTAATTGTTTGGTAGAACCTATTATATTAGGTAAATATCCTTTCATTAGTGATAGATATTCAATATTACCATAAAATATTACATTACCCTTGCTATCTTGACCTCTTCTGCCAGCACGACCACTCATTTGTAAATAGTCTTCATTAGTAAAGTTATTATTACCATTAAATTCCATTAAACAACATGTTCTCACAGGTAAATCAATACCCATACATAATGTTTTATCAGATATTACTATTCCTATTTGTCTATTAGACAATAGTTTTTGTAAGATCCATTTATATTCATCAGGCATAGTTTCTATATATAATCCGACGCCTCTTTTAAGCATTTGAAATATAGGATGTTCATATGATATTTTAATACCTAAGGTTTTCATAATTTCTCTTCTTACATCTCTAATAGTGTCGGCAGACATGGGATCATTCATACTAAAACAGAATGAATCATGTTTTTTAAATACATCTTGATAACAAAAATCCGGATTATCTGTAAATAATTTAAATTCTTTATTTAAATTATTTTTCTGTAAACGTTTTAAATCTTTATCAACATTAGATCTATCAATATCATTTAAAGAACTTTGATATAATGTTGAAACATCTGAAATATTCTTTTCCCTATATTTTCTATCAAAACTATCTAATTTAGCATTTTTGTCTGTGATAGGATCTTTAGAACTTTTAGAAATTTTAATATTATTACTAAATTTATCTCGTTCTTCTAAATATTTTTCATATAATTCTTGTTTTTTTTCTAAAATTAAATAATGGAATGGGTATTCTTTTTTTTCAGATTCTGCTAGATTTTTATATATATAATAAAAAATATCTTTACATACTTGAGAATTAGTATTAAAAATTATCATAGGAAACATATCTTTATCATTACAATTTCTTAAAAATTTAATAATATTTTCTTTATTATCTGTATTAGATTTACTAAATTTCAATTTATTTAAAATTTCATTAATTTTATTATCATTTTTGTTATCAATAATAAATTTCTTTAATAATTGTTCATATTCGAAGCAATCATCTAAGGTTAATAATTTATTTTCTTTAAAATATTCATCTGGAGACATATTTTCTATTAAATTTTCACAATCATTCTCTTCATATATTTCTTCAATATATTCCCATAATATAGCACAATCATTAGGTGTAAATGATAATGAATTTTTAATAAAATCACCATTCAAATCATTATTATCTATAGAACATAATGGATGAATAGATTTTAATTCATTATTATAAATCCATCTTTGATGATTAATAAATCTTTTATTATATTCAACATAATGAATTTTTTTTGAAGGATGGATTTTGTTAAATATATCTTGTAAATATTCTATATTTCCAATAGTCGCAGACAATGCTAAGAAGTTACAATTTAAAATTTTAATTAAATTTTCATATACATCTCCATCTTTAGAATTATTTAAATTATGAATTTCATCAAATACAGCATAATCAAAATGGGTTCCTATGCGATGCAAATTATTTTCAATTTCATTGGGTGTTCCTATAAAAATATTAGTTTTATTGTCGAATGAATTTTGTGATAAATTATCTACTAAATAATGTACTTTATATCCCATATAAATAAAATGAGAACCTACTTGATATGCGACTGGTTTGGCAGGACATACATATAATACTTTTTTATGAATAATACCTGTACTCATAGCAATCCACGTTTTTCCAGCCGATGTAGGTGCTTTGACAATACATGATTGTTTATTATTAACTATATTAATAACTTCTTTTTGCCAATCATCTAGTTTTTTTTCAGGGGTATCCCAAAAGTTTAATGGTGGTAACAGATATCCTAGTTCTTTCATCATATAAAGTTTGTATTCATAATTTTCTAATTTTCTTCCAATATTTTCTAATAATTCTTTAAAATTAGTATTGTCGAGATCTTTTAATTGATAATATAATGAAATAATAAAATTCATATATTTTTTTTTATTATTATTCCAATAGTATTCTAATAACATATATTTCATTTTATGAATTCCTTCTTTTGATTTTAATTTTTCTAAGGATTTAAATGGGTTGTCAATATCTTTATTATTAAATAAAAATTCCAATCTATTTAAATCATCATTTACGATTTGATTATGTTTTTTCTTTAATACTTCAGCACGAATTATATCTGCTTTTTTCATTACAGGTTTTTTGCCTTTTCTGGGGCGGTTTTTCATATCTCCTTGACGAGATACTTTAACAGTATCTTCAACAGTATCTTCTATAATATGTTTAAGATTTGTATTTAAATTAGATGATAAATCACGGATAAAAACATTAAATTTATTTTTATCAATATTTTGTTTTAAAAGGAAATCCATTTAATATTACAATTATAAGAGTAAATTATGCTTAAGTATGTTTAATTTGTTTATATTTAGGTAATAATGTGTCTTTAGATTTTTCTAATTTATTGACATCTATGGGGACTAAATTTGCTATTTCATTTAATTTTTTATTGACATTGGAACCTGAATCTGAATTTACAACTCCATATGTTTCTATATTTTCATCTAATAAACCAGTCAGAGGTTTATCATTTAATTTAATATTATATATTTCATTTTGTAATCTAAAGATATTTAAAAGTAATATATTAAAAAATATTATAATAATTATAATAAAAATACTTTGATATTTCATTATATATATATATATTATATGTTAAAAAAAATATATATTAAAAATGGTATTATAATGATTCCAATAATAGATAACATGGAATTAAATTATAATATCATAAATGATAAAAATGTATTGGATAAAAATGTATTGGATAATGCTAAAAAAAAATATAATGAAACCAAGGGGTGTGTTTACAAATAATAAATAATATATTTTAAACTTCTAATTTCATATTAAACATGCCGAAAATCTTTACTATAATATAAGTAATACATAATAATATAACAACTCCATATACTTTAGGTAAATTATTTAATTCATTAACTAATGCATCTAACGAACCTATATTAATAATTGTATTATTATTTTTAAATAATCTATAAAACATTACATCCATAATATTTGATCTCGCTGATATATCCTCGTCGTCGCAAGTACTATTCACATTTTGTACTCTTTCTAATATGTCTGGTATGTATCTAGATAATCTATTAGATATATTTATATAGGAGTCTTTCCTATCGCTCTTTATTTTATTATATTGTAATAATATAATTGAAATAATATATTCATTTATATCATTTTTACAATAGATTTCAGGACCACCGCCAAGGTTATACATGAAGGTCCTAAATGATAGATCATCCATACCTATAATTTGTTGGACAATCATTTCTAAGAAATTTAATGCATCTTCATTATCCCCAAATTGATCAAAAGTAGTGGTAGCTTCAATTGATATTGGTATTAAGTTGGGGTCAATGATGCCCGGCGGTATTTTATTTATCATCGACAAAAGTGTATCTTTTATGGGTTTATTAAATATTTTTTCATTCATATCATTGATAATTATTTTAATATTACCAGTATTGTCTGAAGTGGATGTCGTTCCCGATCCTCCTTCTCCTTCTCCTTCTCCTTCTCCTTCTCCTTCTGATCCTCCTTCTCCGGTGGCATTCGCAACCGCCCGTCTTATATCATTCATAAATGGCAGGTCCATAGTTTGACCTTCAACTACATTACAAGAACATCTATCTAAAATAAATTTATAAATTATAGTCCCGATACAAAATGCTATGAAGCATTTAATTAATAAATCACTATTCATATATATATACTATTAAATATATTTATTTTTAGTAAGCAAAAGATTCTAAAGATTGTGTATATGGATTATTTTTAAATGCCGACAATAAGTTAGGGTCTGTGGTTCTTCCGGCGATAGATCTATCATCTAATTTATCTTTAAAGTGTGTAAATTCACAAGTATCTTTTTCAAGATATTCTGGATTCATTCTATCAAAATGAGTTTGTCTATGATTATAATAATCTGATTCAGTTTTCTTAACTTCAATATTATAAGTTTCTTTACTATTATAATATTTATCACCTTCTGGGACAGGATATCTTCCTTGAGCAATAATTTCTTTAGTTGCATTAGTTTCCGCATTATTATAACTTTCATGATTAGTAGGTTGTCCTACTTCTGTACCACCCACACCCATATAGTTTTGATCTGATGATGTGAACTGTTTTTTAGTTTTCTTGATTTCGTCATATAATCTCTCGGTAGGCATATCCATACCACCATTAATATATCCATTATTTTTAGAATCAATAGTAGTTTGTTTAATAGTTTTCTTAACACCATCCATTAAACCTAATGTGAAATCCTTGACTTCTGTAGAAATATTACTATCATATGTTCTAAGAGTTGTAACATCTCTTTCATTAGGATACATTTGATATGAATCTTTAATATCATCGTTATTAGATTGTTGAATATCTGTTCCGGCATTTCTCACACTGTCCGTAGCAAAATTCTGTCTAGATGAGACAGCATATTTAGATCTATATTGAGGTGCTTCATGATCACCACCAGTAGCAATACCAAATTCACCTTTATTAAAGAATTGTCTATTAGTATTAGGGATAATTTGTTCAGGTCTTTCTGATTTAGCAATATAGGCGCCAGTTGTCGTTAACCATTTATCAGGTGAATTAAAATAATCATTTTCAGGAGTGTGTTTAAATACTTGACCAATTTTGCCTAATTTTTGTTCACCTTTACCTGGTAATATTCGTCCATCATATGATTGTTTTTGATTATTTAATGTTCTTATATTATCAACATTATTTCTTTGGGCGAATTGTCTGCCAATATCGATATTAGCAGGATTTTTTTCATCTATCTGTGATACTTTAATTTGTTCAAATGGTAATACATTGGTCATACTATTGGAGACGTACATTTTATTTTTCACTTCATCAGAATAAGATTGTTGACCGTGGACATTTTGTTGTTTATAATTTTCAAAGAAAGGTGTTTGTTCTCTTTTTTTTATATTATAATCTTGACCACCTTGATGTCTTGATAAATGTCTATTATCGTTTAAATCAATATTAGGTGGTGCCTTCGTAAAAAATGGTTCCATTTTAATACCTTGATCATTTAACAAGAAATCATTTTTATCTAGTTTAGAACCTGCTGAACTACTATAAATATATTCTTTTCCTTCTGAATTACCATTATCTTCAGAATTTAAATATTCTTCTATATTTTGAAAATTAATATTTTTAACACCGGGTATTCTAACTGTTTCATATTCATCTCTTAAACTATTTGAATGCTCTTGATTTTGTTGAGATTCATGAAAATAATCAGTTGTATATGCATCATTTTGTTTTGGTAAATCATTATTAGAATCACCACCACTATTATTATTATTATTATTATTATTATTTTTATTAAATAAATACCCGGCACCTAATATTCCTAATAAAATAGTTGCTTCCATATTATTATAGTATATAATAATATTTAAAAAAAATAAAATAAAAAAAACAATTTAATATATTTAACAATCTTTTTCATTATCCATAATATCTTGATATGTATCAGAACCAATTCTAGAGAACGGTTCGATTACATACTTTTGAGGATCTTTATGTAATTGATAAAATCTATTTTTTGCCAAACCTCTTAATTCACTAGGAGGATTAGTTAATAATGTACTTTCCTCATGGAAAAATCCATCAGGTAAATCTTGATATTCTACTTTCTTATTTGGATCAGGTATATATTTTTTAGTGGGGTCATTGCTATTTACATTGACTATATTTTTTAAGTCAGATTCAGTATCTACTAATGACATATTTTTATTAATAGATGCTCCCATTTTTTGTAATCGAACTGTAGGTGCCCAAGGATATGCTACACTATTCAGTTTTTTAGATATATCTAACATATATAATCCCGTACCAAGTGATTCTTTATTTATTTGTGACATTTGGGCGGATTCCTGTTGTAAATATAAATCGTTCATATTATATTATATATAAACATTTAATTTACAGCGTTTATATTATTATTATTATTATTATTATTATTATTATTATTACCTTTAAAATTACATCGTTGTTTGTAATCTAATTGTTTAAAAATATCTCTAGAATTAACACCACCACGAACCCAACCTTTAGAATTATCTTCTGGAATAATATGAATAGAATTTTGAACCTCTTTAGATAATCTAGGAATCATTGGTGTATAATAATTTCCAATAGAAACACCTGATAATACATTACAAGATTTATCACCATGACTAGTTAAATTTCCACCTTGTATAACGGATTCGGTATCAACATCAAATGAACCTTTACCAAAGAATCCAGCATTATATTCTTGCGGTAATTGATTTCTATAATTTTTATTTGTAAGTAAATCAGAACGTAATGCTGAATCATTATCAATTAAACAACCTCGTTCACCCATATATCCCGCACCAGCATTAAAACTAATTGCCGGTTGAGATAATTGTAAATCTCTAGCAGACTCTAAACCACACTCGCACCCATTCATATTATCTAATTCTCTTCTGCCTGGACCTAATCTTTGCTCATTATCAATAGTTGTAGTGCCGCCATCATATCTTAAATTTGTTTGATTAAATAATGAAAATTTACTTTTATCTACATCTTGTTTTGAACATTCTTGTTCTTGAAATTTAGAATCAATTTCATTAAAATTATTATAACTAGACATTTATATACTTATAAAATATATTTTTTTATATTAATAAATTAATTTAATATCAATTATCATTCACTTTTACCAGGACCAGGACCACCCGAAACATCTTGAGAACTTGCTAAATTTACAGAACATTGAATACCATTGCCTTCTTTACATGTAGGAGGTCTCTTATAACACCATTCAGCAAATGAACCTTGATCATTTACAATAGAATTTACAGGCATTGTGTAAAATTGTCTGGCACTATGTTCTTTACCATATATATCAAAATTATCTTCATATAATCCTTCATTATAGTATACTTTTTCTAAATCTCTAATTACACTATTATTATATGATGAACAAGATTGTTGTAAATCACCACTACCATAATCTAAAAAAGTAGGATTCATAAATGGATTATCCTTAGTAGGTATTTTACAACCTTCTACACCACTATTATTATTAGAACTACCTATAGAATTACTTAAATTATTCCCACCGTTATCATTTGATTCACTTATTCTATGAACTCTTCTATAATTTTTATATAAAAATACTGTAATAATTCCCACAACTATTGGAATGAAAATATTATTTAAATTCTTTTTTATTAATGTCATTGTAATAAAATAATAAATAGATACTCTAAATATAGCATTTAATTTATCATTAAATTTCATATTAGTAAAAGGTATTACCTCCAAAAAATGATTTTTATTAAATATTATCGATAAATCATTTAACCAAAAATTATCCATATATATATATAATTATTAAAAAAATTGTAAATTATTTATTTATTATTTAATTTATTTCTTAAACGTTCTTTCACTATTTCAGGATCATGTGAACCTGTTGATTTATTAGATGATTGCCTGGTATTTTGTTGATTATTTGGTTGATTATTTTGTTGATTATTTGGTTGTTGCATATTTTGAAACATACTCATCATACTACTTAAATCGGGACCGCCGCTATTTTCACCACTATTAGACATGCCACTGATCATACCCATCATACCTTTCATCATATCATTATTATTCATTAAACCAGATGCTTCCCCAAATAAATTATTCATATCTAATTCTTTATTATTAATTTTGTCATTTAATGTAGTATTAATTGTCTGAAACATATTCATCATATTTTCAGGTTTCATTAAATCAGATATATCTGGTTCAGAACCATCTTTAAATCCCATATTTTCTGTAATTTCTTTTGCTAAATTACCAATAGATGTATTATCTACTAAATCTTCTATATCATTTTTTTCATCTTTATTATCTTTGTTATCACTGTTTTTTAGATTTTCATTAATTTTTTTAATTTTCTTAATTTCTTTTACAGTTTGTTTATCTGTAACTTTTTCATTAGATTCAATTGATTTTAAAACTTCATTAATTTTATCATTAGAATTTCTTGAAATATTTATAACACAAAATCCTTGTAAATATTTCCAAATATTATCTTTAGTCTTATCACTAATATCAGAATTCCAAATATCTTTCATAGAAATATCTTTGATTAAAAATAATTCTTCCGTAAATATATCGATACTTTTATTAGAAATGCCATTACTATTTTCATCTATATTTCTTAAAAATTCAGAAATTGTTTCATTTTCATCTATTGTAATTTCATTTGATTCTAAAATATCAGAATAATTTGTGTAGATACATTCTTTATGTTCAGGGAATACTTTACAAATATCAAATATAAAACTTTTAAATAAAGTTAATGTTTTATTATCAAGATCCATTTTATATATTAAATAATAAATATTTAAAAATTATACGCGAATTATATATTCCCTCTACTTTTCATCATTTGTTCATACGCATTATCATCAAACTTATTTGATTTTTCACCTGATGAAGAACTATTTGAGGATCCGGGTTTCTTTTCACTATATCCATCATCTAAAAAACAATATCCACCCATTAAACTATTATTAGATCCACCATCATCACCATTAATATTTTCATATAAACAGTCTTCACCCATACACACCCCCATTATTTCATTATCTTCAACAGGCTTTTCCATTTTTTTAGATGGATTTGGGTCGCCTCTATTCAATACAGGTTGTCTTTCTGAATTCAAATTAGGCGTTCTGGATTCATCCATCATATTACTTTGTGATTGTGTACCCATAGGTGGATGGATAGTTTCAGGTTGTTGATTTATCATTGGCGGTTCCATATTAGAATGTCCACTATTATTTTTTAAATGATGTTGATTTACACTATCAATTAAATTATACATTCTTTCATCAAAATATAATTCATCATTATATACTAATGTAGGAACAGATGTAATAAAATTAGGAATTTGTACAGATTCAACATCTATAATATTAAAATATTGAATTAAATATTTATTATTATAAAATACAACTAATAATTTCTTACAATGTGTACATTTTTTACTAATATAAATATCCATTATTTATAATTAAATATTTTTAATTTATATAATAAACATAAATTTGAAATTTATTTAAAAAATATAATTATATTATATAAATGTCAGACTTTAATTGCGAAATCGTTAAAAAAAAAACCTCCATTGATAATAGACTTGAATTAGATATTAAAGGTAATGAAGAATATGGTTTAGATAAAACTATTATAAATGCTATTCGTAGAACACTATTATCCTCTATAGAAACTTATGCATTTAGAACTAACTATGAAAATCCAGATATTAAAATAGAAGTTAATAACACTTCCTTACATAATGAATTTATTTTAGATCGTATTGGATTAATTCCATTATATTTAGATTCAAAATTAATTGAAGATAATCCATTAAAATATCTATTTGTATTGGATTTTCTACATAATAATTCAGAACCAGTAAGCTTAATTACAGCAGATAATTTTAAAATATATGAATTAGATTCAACTATCATGAAAAGTGCTGATTATCAATCTGGATTAATTAAAACTGTTAATAGAGATAATTATTCAAAAGAAGTCTCTGAACAAGTAAAAAAAGAAATATTTAGACCTTTTCAAGATGAACATTATTCAATAATCACTGAGACTAAATCTACAAATTCAGATGATAATATTCAACAATTAGTTTTGTATGGATCTCCTTCAGTATCTATAGCAAAAGAAGATGCCAGATGGCAATCTGTGTGTTGCGCAGCATATTCATTTAAAATTAATAGTGACTTAGTAGAAAAAGTTCTACAAGAAAAAATATCTTTAAAAAATCCTGAAAATATCGAAGAATTTAAAAAAGATTTTGAAATTTCTCAAGGACCCAGATATTATCATAGAGACCAAAATGGAGAACCATATTATTATAATTTTGATATTGAATCACAACATTATCTGAACCCTAAAGAATTATTCATTAGAGCAAATGAAATCATTATTGAATCTTTAGAAGGATTCACCGAAACTTTAGATAAAATTGTAGAAGGTGAAGATGTCCCATATATTAAATTCACTCATAATAAAGGTGTTAAAAATAACGTAATTAATATGTTAATTGATATGCCTCCTGTAATTACAGACAAAGTTGAATGGCATGGATTTGATGATACATTAGGATCTATAATTCAAGCTCATATTTCTAATAAATTAATTATAGATGGTTCTGTATTAAATATGTGTGGATATAAACGCACACATCCATTAGAAAATAGTATGTTATTCACATTATCAATGAATAATTCAGACGATTTAGAAGAAAAAGAAAAAACTAATAAAATTATTCAAGTCTTTAAAGATTGTTGTGGTGAATTAAGTGAAATTTATAAACAGATTATAGAAGCTAGTATGGAAGTTTAATAATAATCACTTGTTATCTGTTTGAGGTTGGTGCGTCCGGATGCACCTGCAGTACATTATTTCGGTACTCGGGTCCAAATGTCCCAGGCGGAGGTTGCCTCACCGCGCGGCGTTCCTCATTTTTAATTTCATCTGTTATGAGATCTGATTCTCCACCGCAGGCGACGATGGCGTCGTTTATCTTATAGTCACCGCCGTCGGGATCTAACTTCCTGCCCCAACACTCTAGGCACCTCGCATTGAAATCAGCAACATTCCCGCCTTTTTGACCTAAGCAGGGCTCCTCCTCGGTGCTCCCTCTTTCTCCACCGCAGGCGACGATGGCGTCGTTTATCTTAGAGTCACCGCCGTCGGGATCTAACTTCCTGTTCCAACACTCTAGGCACCTCGCATTGAAATCAGCAACTTCCCCGCCTTTTTGACCTAAGCAGGGCGCCCCCCATCCTTGCCCCTCAACAACCTTACATCCACATACATTCTTGAGCATATTAGCTAAAAGCATACCCAGAATTAAAGCAACAACGCAACAAATTATTTGATCAGTTTTCATTTATACTGTATATTAGATTTTTTTTTCGTTAATGATTAATATTTTTTAAATCAATATTACTTTAAATTCACTTATAATAAAGGTGTTAAAAATAACGTAATTAATATGTTAATTGATATGCCTCCTGTAATTACAGACAAAGTTGAATGGCATGGATTTGATGATACATTAGGATCTATAATTCAAGCTCATATTTCTAA